AATTAGGAGGATTTACTATGCCTAGTAATGAAAATAAAACCCTTGTAAGGTTTAATATTCAAAATATTAAATATGCAACTATGGACGCGCAAGGAAAATACAACACACCTGTATCATACGGCACAGCAATTAAAATGGCTTTGGAGGCTAATTCTTCAATTAAAGACATTTTTGGCGACGGACGCAGAATTTGCTCAATTGTAAATGATAAAGGCAAAACAGGTACAATGACAACCAATAACATTAGCGACGATTACGAAGTTGCTATGGGTCGTAAAATTGTTACGGCTGTTGGACTTGCCGACATACAACAAAGAAAAAATGTTGTACACGCAATTTATTTTGAAACTAGCGGACTAAAAGGCGACGGCTCAATGCCTTTGTCTAAAACTTGGTTGTTTGGTGTTACATCTTCAAGACCAAGTGAGTCATACGACCAAAACACCGACGATGTCAACGAGTCAAGTTTTGATACACCATTAGTTATTAGTGGTACAAACTTATTAAAAGCAGACGATACAAAGTTTGTTGACGATAAAGGCAATGAGGTTTTGGTATGGCAATTAACCGTTACACCTGACGACGAAAACTTTGCAACATTTGGCGACGCCGTTGTGTTACCTAAAATGCCTACCGTAGCGGAGGAATAAAATGTTAAATACAAAATTACCAATTGTTAAAAAATCATTTGACGAAACAACACAAAAATTAAATGTGGTACAAGAAGAAATCGAAGTGTCGGTTGATACTTCACTTTTTGCCGAGGAGCGTTGGGAGGCTAACTTCCCAATCAATGCAAAAAAAGAAACTTTATTTGCCTACATTGAAAGAGTAAAAGACACAGGACTTATTGAAAGCAAGGCAAACATTTTGTCTAATCTTAAAGCCTTATATTGTTTTTTAGAAGGCAAAGATATTGCTGACTTTAAGTCCTTTTGTCAATTATTCGACCTTGCCGAAGGCGAATATCTTAACAAGTTGATTGAAAAAATTAAATTTATCTTTGAATTGGTTTTAAAGAGTAGTACAACAAACTCAAAAAACTAATTGAGCATAGTCAAAAACTAAAACAATTATACGATAAGGTCAAAGCACCTGACGATAATTATAAACGGTTGGCTATGCCCCGTGTTTTAACAATAATGCAAAAATGCGTTGAGCATAAAATACAAGATACTTTGTTAAATAAACTTCATTTTAACGATTTGTATTGTTTACTTTTATCGTTGGATATTGCCAATTTAAGACAATTGATTAAACAACAAAACAAAATGAAAAATAAAAACAAAAATATCAATGTTAAAGATATATCGCAAGAGGAGGCTGTGAAATTCTTAAAAGGAGGACAATAATAAATGGCGACATCAATTAGAGGTTTAACCGTTGAAATTAGCGCCGACGCGTCAAAGTTTAATAAAGCAATGAAAGCGTTAAAAGACGACGCAAAGTCCACACAAAATGAATTAAATGCCCTCCAAAAGAGCCTCGAACTTGAATTTGATAGCAAAAAATTTGAACAGGCACAAAAGAAAATGCAAGAAGTCATTGACTTATCTGCCGAAAAAGCAGATTTTTTGCGTCAAAGATTAAAAGAGTTGGAAGATGTCGGGGCGGCAGATACAACGCATTATCGAAAAATACAAGCCGATTTAGCGCAAGCCGAATTAGAGGCACAAAAACTTCAGCAACAATTTGAAAAATTAAACGCTATGAAGTTTGAAAACCTTGGCAATTCAATTGGCGAGGTTGGCAACAAAATTGCCAATGTCGGTAAAGCATTAACACCAATAAGCGCATTAAGCGCGGGTGCGTTGACGGGCTTGGGCGGTTTAGGAATAAAAGCAGCCGCAACAGGTGCGGAAATTGACGACCTATCAAATCGATTTGGTTTATCTGCCGAAAAAATACAAGAGTGGCAATATTTAGCAATGCAAACGGGTGTTGATGTTGAAGTGTTTAACAAAGCGCTTATCAAGGTGCGTGCAACAATGCTAGATTTAGCGACAGGCACGGAAAATAACGCAACAAAAGCATTGCAATCGCTCGGTTTAAGTATGGAGCAATTTAATTCACAAGAAGAAATGTTTGACGGTGTAATTAATGCCCTTGCAGCAATGGAAGATAAAACATTGCAAGCAGCGTATGCCAATGAAGTATTTGGCGACAAGATTGCGACACAAATGTTACCTTTTTTAAATGCAGGCGAGGAAGAATTGGCGAAGTTTAAAGAAGAATTTTCGTCAATGAGTACATTATCAAGCGAACAGGTAAGCGCACTTGCAACATTAGACGACACTTTTAATTTATTAAAAGAGTCAATCAAAAATGTTGGTTTACAAATCGGTGCGTCATTTGCCCCACTTATCAAAAAAATTGCAGACACATTGCAAAATACATTAATACCAAAATTACAACAATTGGCAGGTTGGTTTAATTCATTAAGTGTTGAACAACAAGAAATGATAGCAAAAGCATTATTATTAGTTGCTGCATTAGCGCCTGTTATTACAATTGTTGGTAAATTAACTTCGGGTGTTGGCAACATAATTAATATGATACCTAAATTAAGCGGTGCGCTATCGTCGCTCGCTGCACACCCTGTTGTACTTATTATTGCAGCAATCGCCGCAATACTTATGGTTTTATATACACAATGCGAGGAATTTAGAGAAAGCATTAACAATCTTGTATCTACCCTTGCAGGTGCATTACAACCTGTATTAGATATTATTATGGGCGTGTTACACACCTTAATTGGTTTACTTACACCAATAATTAATATGCTTGGCGGTATCCTTGCAACAATAATAAATATGTTAGTTGACTCTTTAACACCATTTTTTGAAATGTTGTCGTTAATATTCGAGTTACTAAAACCATTAATAAACATTGCTTTAATACCTTTACAAATGGCATTGACGCAATTACAAATCCCACTACAAATATTGGGTCAATTACTTGGTTGGTTAGCGCCTTTGTTTACCTTCTTTGCAAAGTTGGTACGAGCAGCGTTTCAAGTTGTATTAACCGTAATAAATTTTGTTTTAGGAGCGGTTGAGGACGCTATCAATTGGGTTATTGGAAAAATTAACGGATTAATTGACGGTGTAAATTCTGCCCTCGGTTGGCTTGGTGTCAATATTGGTAGGATACAAGATGTTAGTTTGCGTATCGATACGGGCGGGCTTGACGATATTGACGATATGTCAATTGACACAACACCACCCGATACAAATGTAAAATCGCCTGACACAACATACGACGATATTGACACAGGCAATACAACGGGCGATATTTATAATTACGATTATAGTCAAAACAATAAAACACAAAATATTACCGTTACTATTCAAAACTATGCCGAGGAAGTTGATGTCGATAACTTGGTTAATGAAATAAATAAAAAATTGGCGGAGGCGATGTAGTATGAGAAAGTTTATTTTACACACTTTAAACAAAACAAAATCGTTTAGCCTTAACACAACATCGACATTAGCAACCGAGCCAACGGGATTAGGTAATAATTTTAGTACAAATTACAAAGATAGCGAAAAAGGCAAACATTTAATAAATGTTAAGCCTGAATTTGACCCTATTAAATTCAAAATTTATTTTAACGCTGACGGCACAAGCGGATATGTAAATTACAAGAGTTTATTATCATTTTTAAGCGAGTGCGGCACATCTAAATTTATTTTAGAGTATGACGACGGCATAACGGATAAATTTTGTGAGGTAGTTATCAAATCTTTGCCAAAAAGTGAAATATCTAGCGACAATGAATTTGCCGAAGAATTTACATTTGAAAGGCAAACATATTGGTACGAAGAATTTGAGGAAAGTTTCTCGCTACAAAAAACACAAAACGAGCAATCGTTCCCGTTACACTTCCCCTTTGGATTTGCAGGCGTTGTATTTACAAGAGAATATAATGTAAAAAACTCATTTTTTGTAAATGCACCAATAAAAATAACGATTAGCGGTCAATTAACCGATAATATTCAAGTTTACATTAAATCACTTACGGGCGAAATTGTATCACAAATGCAATTATCTCGTGGCAATGTTGACGATGTTATTATTATTGACCCAACATCGAAAAAAATAACAATTACCGATACAAATGGTAATGTTACAAATGGTTATGGTTTAACCGACAAAACAAAACAATCATTTTTATACTTACCGCAAGGCGAGTATATTATTGGCTCAAATATGAAAAACACCGATACAGGTGCAATTGAAATCAATATCAAAAAATATCTATTTGATTAACGGGAGGCAATATGTATATCGCGCTTTATGACGAAAATCAACAGCATTTAACAAACATTGATAATGTATCTTATGATACAACGGTGCGTGTTTATGATAACGACTCATTTAATGCTGAAGGTGTGTCAAATGAAGATATTAACAATGCCAAAATCCTTGTTTTAAATGACGATGTTGGCACATACAAATACGCTTGTTTTGCTAACGAAATCAAGCCCGAAAACAACAAACGAACAATCAAGGGATTAGATTTTAAAACCTTATGGGATACCGAAATTTTGATTGATTATACCGCCGAGAATAGTTTTGACGGAAAATTATCAGCAATATTTAACAAAGTAAAAAGTTTAGTGTTTGATAGTGCCGACGCATTGGTAAATAAAATACCCGTAAGGGTTGTTATACCAAACGACGAAACCGATACAACGGAAATGTACGGGTCATATCAAGGAACTTATCAAATTACAAACGCCTATAAATTTTTAAAATGCTACTTAAAGTATTATGAGTACAACATCGAGAGTTATTACGATGTTGTGGTTGGCGAAATTGTTTTTACATTTGTTAAGTGTCAAACATCGTTAGATATTGATTTAAACGACTTTATTTATGAGTTGACAACTACATCAACAACAACAAATAAAGCGGTTGCAACTATCAAATTTGAGCCAAACGAAAGCGTTACGGAACGACCAAACACAATCGCAACAATTTATTATTATCGTGATAAAAACAATAATATTATCCAAGGCGATAAGTATGGAAATTTTGAAAATCGCTTATATCCCGTACAACAAAAATTGTTTGAGGCTGAATATTTGGCAGACTCACAATTTGAGGCTGTATATGAATTAGCCAACGCAAGATATGTTGACAATATCGTTATTGATAACAATTTAACAATTGACCCGATTGATTTTGCAGATTATCCACTTTATACAAAAGTGCGATTGTATTATGAAGGTCAATTATATAAAACATTACCAATAAGCGAAAAAATCACAACATTTGACGGCGGCGGTTTAAATACAAAAATAAAACTCGGTTTCAAAAAGATACTTTTAACCGAAATAATAAAAAATTAGGAGGATAGCACAAAATGATAAAACCCGTTACATATCAAGGTGTATTTAATTTTAAATCGAATTTGTATGCCCTTGAAGTAAAATCTCGTTTTATAGACCAATCAAAAGCAAACGGCTATTATACAGGTTATGGCAATGAACTTGCCGCAACGGTTGTTGATAACCAAATACAAATTGGTACAGGCGCGTTTGTTATACAGGGTCGTATGAACGAAGTCGAAAGTGCAGAGTTGTTACCTGTTACAATCGAAAACGGCAAAGTTGGTTATGTTATCGCTCGTATTGAAACTTACCACCCAAGCGACGAAGAAAATTGCAAATTTATAATCAAAACGGCAACATCTCTTGATAGTATCCAATTAACGCAAGAAGATACATACGCAAAAGGTGCTGAAACATCAAACAAAGTTTATGAGTTGCCAATTTATTCGTTTGCTATGTCAGGCGGAAATATTACAAGTTTAACAAAACTAATTAAAGCGGTGGCGGATTATGGCACGGTTAAATCAATTGCCGATAATGCGCTAACAAAGGCACAAGCGGCAGTTAATACAGCCAACACAGCCAACACAACCGCAAATACCGCAAATACAAAAGCAACAAACGCCGTTAATACGGCAAATACAGCAAAGACGACGGCGGAAACAGCCGAGGCAAATTCGACAACAGCAAAAAACACCGCAAATGAGGCTTTGCAAAAAATAGTCAAAACAATCGGTACGGCACTTTATGAAAATGGCGTGCTTTTACACGAGTTAGATGTTGACTTTATTGCTCGCGCTTGCGCAATTGCTTTTTATGCCCAAGAGGCAGAATTAGCACGAGGATATACAAAAGGTGGCGCATTAGACAAGCGATTAAAAAATATAGAAAAACGATTAACAAACGGAGGACTATAAAATGTTATTTTTAGAAAAAGCCAAAATTTATGGTGTTGATAATGTTGGTGCGTCAAGTCCTACATTAACAAGAACTGACGACGCCGTTGGTAAATCTTATACCGTCGGCGCAAGTGAAATTAATAGCGATTTTAATAATTGTTACCCTTGGAGCGAAATGCAGGAAGTAACCGACGCTGAAGGTAATATATTTATTAAAATACCAAAATTTTACACAAAAATTACAAAAAATAGCAACGGTACATATAAACACCAAATATCAGGTGTAAGATATGACGGCTATAATACATTATTTATAGACGGCAAAGGTAACGAAATTGATTACATTTTGGTTGGTAAATATGAAGGTAGCGGCTCGTCAAGTAAAGTTTATTCAAAAAGCGGTCAAACCGTATTGGTAAATATTACACAAGCCAACTTCCGTGCAGGTTGTAAAGCAAACGGCGAAGGTTATCAACAATACGACTTTTTAATTGATTTAATCATTAAAGAGTTGTTTATGATTGAATTTGCTACAACAAACTCACAATCAATAATGACAGGATATACAAATAGTAGTAATACCGCAGCGTTAATTACAGGTCATACAGACGGAGTTAAAACACCTTCAGGCTCTTATAACAACAATCACGACCTTGAAACCGACGCGTGGACGGATACAAGTTGCAATACTGACGGTTTACACGCTTGTAAATATCGCGGCATTGAGAACTTATGGGGTAACACTTGGACTTTTTGCGACGGTATTGCTTTTAGTAAAGAAAAAGTATTTGTATGCACCGACCCAACACAATATGAAAGCGGAAAAGTTACACCACCATATATTTATATGGGCGATAGACCAACAAGTGAAGGTTATATAAAATCAATTGCGCCATTTGAGCGTAATCCACTTATTGGATATATTGAGTCAGTTGGTGGCGGACAGTCAACATATTATTGTGATTATTCTTGGTATGCTGACGGCGGACAAATCCTTCTCGTTGGTGGCTCTTGGGATGGCGGCGCTGGCGCGGGCTTGTGGTCTTGGTCTGGTTACGACACGGTTTCGGGCTCTTGGTCGGATCTCGGCGGTCGCCTTTGCTATAAACCTCTTTAAGAGAGGGATTGTTAAGGGGGATACTTCCCCCTTGATATTCAAATAAACACAATAAAAATTAAGGGTATTGCGTGTACTCCCCGTCCTTATCGTTGGTGGCAATTGGGATAACGGCGCTAACGCGGGCTTGTGGTATTGGAATGGTAACAACACGGTTTCGAACTCTTGGTCGAATAACGGCGGTCGCAATTAATCTTAAAATTAATCTTATATTAGAACACGCATAATCCGTGCCTCTTGGCAAAAAACACTTCAAAAAGAGGGTGGACTAGTAGGACAAAAAATCTCGAAAGCCCACAAGAAGATTAAAGGATATAAAATGAAACGAAAAGGTTATTTATACGAGCAGATGTGCGATATTAACTATATTAAAAAAGCAATATATAACGCGTCAAAAGGAAAGAAAAACCGTCGTTACATTAGAAAAATAATAAATAATATCGATTACTATGCTTTACAAATTCAAAAGATGTTAATAAACAACACCGTTGAATTATCGCCCAATGGTTATTGTGTTATTTATGATAATTCTTGTCATAAACAGCGCAATATAACCGTACCGCGATTTTATCCCGACCAAATTATACATTGGTTGGTAATAATGACGGTACAGCCAATAATGGTGCGTGGTATGTATCGATATTGTTGCGGTAGCATACCAAATCGTGGCGGAATAGACGCCAAGGCGTTTGTTGAAACCGCAATAAAAGACCCCAAGACTAGATATTGTGCAAAACTTGATATATCCAAGTTTTTTAACAATGTTAGTCCAAAAATTTTACTTGATATGTTTAAACACAAAATAAAAGATAATCGAGTTATAGGATTAATTGCAAAGATTTTAAAAAATGGTGGCGATTGTTTACCTATTGGATATTATACCTCGCAATGGTTTAGTAATTTTTATTTGGAAGGTTTAGACCATTACATAAAAGAAGTTTTACATATTAAATATTATGTTAGATATGTTGACGATATGGTTTTAATCGATACAAACAAACGAAAATTACACAAAGCGGTTGTATTAATCAATGAGTATTTACAATCTATCAATTTAAAATTAAAAAACAATTGGCAAGTGTGGAAAATTGAAAGCCGACCAATTGATTTTGTTGGTTTTAGGATTTATAAGCATAAAACATTGTTAAGAAAAAAGATTTTTTATAAACTTTGTCGCCGAACTCGAAAAATCAAAAAGACCAAACGAATTACAGCAAGTCAAGCAATGAGTATGTTGTCATTAGTTGGTTGGTTATCTCATATCAACGGTTGCGCTTGGTATAAAATTCATATTTACCCATACGCACCCAAAAACAAATTAAAATTAATTGTGAGTAATCACAGTAAGAAAATTGGAGGACGAAAAAATGTCAATCGAAAACAAAAAATTTAGTAAAGCAAAATGGTTAGAGTCTGCAAATGCGCAAATTGCACAAGGCACATTAAGCGAAAGAGAACGCGACGACGCCTTGGAAATTTGGGTTAATGATTTAGACGGTAAAACTATGGCGGAAATAACAAAACTTAACGGCGGTAATACATTAAATCCCGATTGGTTTGTTGATTAAAAATAAATTTTAATAATTGGAGGTTGTTATGGAACTAAAAAAAGACATTGAAGAATTAAAGCAAGATGTTGAAGTTAATATCGATGTCAAACAAGATAGTATCGAAACACCAACACAAGAAACATCACAGGATAATAACAAATTGCCTGTTACAACATTTGAGGACGCCAAAAATCAAGCGTTGCAAAATTTTAAACCAACTTATGACTCAACTAAATCAATGTTTGAAAACGGCAAAGATAT